TAATGCGATTACAGATGCCGCACAGGCTGTAACTCAACCATTATTTTCTGGTGCTGGTGGATCTGGTGGTAACTATGCATGCACTGGCGGCGGCGGTGGCGGCGGCGGTGGAGGTGTTGGTCTATTAAGTCAAACTGGTGCTGGTCAAGGTCCAGAAGGTGGTGCTGGCGCAGGTGGATCTGGCGGTGGTGGTGGTGGAACTGGTGGTCACGGCGGTGGTTATGGTGGAGCTAGAGGATTAAGCAGCTATCGTTCGGATATTTTTGATCTAGTTGCTTCTGGCAATTCTTCTTATACTAATGGTAGAATTGTTGGTCAGGTTCAAGAAGACAGAAGTTATTGGTCTTCTGGTGGAGGTGGTGGAGGATCTGGTGGCAGAGTATCTGGAAATATTTTAGGATCTGCACTTCAAGCAAATGGTATTTCTTCCGCAACTATTGTTGTTGGGTCTGGTGGATCTGGAGTGACTAGATCAATTAGTGGATCTAATACTGTTAGTAGCTCTGCTGGTGGTAATGGATCTGTTGTTGTTAAAACAGCAGTAATTACTGGTTATCAGGGTGGAACAACAAGTATTTCTATTGGCGATGTAATAGAAAGTGCGAGTATTGGACCAGAGATATATTCATCTGGAACTGGGGTTGGAACTGCTGGTGGATTTAAATTGCCAACAACACAAGTTCCTACTGTTGTCATATCTCCTCAAGGATCAAGTGGTGGGTCTGGAGCAACCGCAACATGTACGGTATCAAGTGGTGCTGTTACTGGAATAACTTTAACTGCTGGTGGAAGTGGCTATACTTCTCCTCCAAACGTAAGATTTTTGGGTGGATGTGGAAAAGGAACAACAGCTACAACTACTATTAATTCTGCTGGAAATGTAACTAGTATTATCTTGGGATCTGGAACTGGTGGAGCGTATGAAAAATATGTTAGAATAGGTGGTACAGAGTTGGAGAGATATATTGTATTATTGCCTCAGGACTGCACCAATGTTGAAAGAATTGGGGTAAAGTGTGCCCGTGGAAATAATATAAATGGTGGAGAAAGACCAGATGATAGTGCTGATGAATTACGAGTCTATTATAATATTGATGGATCCGATAATTTCCCAGACAATCAATTTATTGGAGTCTTAGTTTCGAGACCAACAGATGCACAAATTGCATCAAATTACGATGGTGATGGAACTGGCAGTGATGCTACAAATTGGTATACTTATAGCATCGCAATTCCCCAGGGAGCCCAAACAAACGGTGTTAAATTTAAAATTCTTCAGAAAAGAACTACAGCTTCTGGTGCAAATGATAATGGAGGAAATAATGACCATTATGGAATTGTTGAGTTTTTCTATGATTATAAATTAGTTTCGGAAGTCCAATTTGTACCAACACCAGGAGAACTAGTAGCAAGTGCTGGTTCAGTTTCTTATACAATTGAAGGACCAGGAAATTCTGCATATCCTGCAGGAATTGGAGTTAATAATATCACATTTAACATGACAGCTGGTGTGCCATTAATACCTATACCATTCTTAGACCCAGTGAAAGATATTCCACTGGTAGAACCATACATGCTAACAAAATATCTTATTAAGGCGTATTAATTATGAATGAACCATTTATACCATTGCATCTAGTGAAAGCAGAATATCAAGATTTTATAGGTGTTTATCCAAATTTTCTAGATCAATCTATATGTGATAATTTAATTGAAACTTTTAAAGATAAATTAAATATTTCTTCCTCAAATAATAGTGTTTGGAAAAGTGATAATCAATTTGCCGATAAAGGTAAATTGGGAAGATCTGATACTTGTTTATTATTAGAATCCTTTAACAAAGAAACTTGCCAACATGTTCGTGATTATTTGAACGTTTGTGTGATGCACTATGTTGATAAGTACGATACTTTGAAAAAAGAAACGATGTTTTCTCCCAATTATAAACTTCAAAGAACACAACCAGGGGGAGGATATCATGTTTGGCACTATGAAGCTGGAAATGTAGATACTTCTAATAGAATTCTCGTTTGGACAATTTATTTAAATGATATGCCAGATGGTGAAGGAGAAACTGAGTATATCTATCAACTCAAAAGAATCAAACCAACAAAAGGTACTGTTGTTATTTGGCCAGCACATTTTACCCATACTCATCGTGGATTAACTGTTTTGACTCAAGATAAATATATACTGACTGGATGGTTTATCAGAGCGCCAAAACTATGAGTATCGTATCGGAATCAAATGTTCCAAATTTAATTTTACAGTTAAACGCTATTCAAAGGCAAGTAAATTATCGTGGCATGACGCGAGATCTTACTGATACTTATTGGAACGATCAAATTGGCCCTCGTCTTTATCCAATGTGGGATAGTGATAAAGATAAACTAGTCTTGTTCACATACTATGATAATGGCGCTTTTCATGTTCAAAGAAGAAAGTTTGTAAAAAACTTTTCTACTAATGATTATGAATGGAAAGACTATGAGATGGAAGTTTATGATTCTAAAGAAGCTCAAGAAATTTATGAAGCTCTAAAAGAAGCATTTTATCTAATTGATAGTGTAGAAAAAGAAACATACCAGCAAGAACTTACAAATGCATATCTTGAAGGCAAGAAAGTAACATGGTATGGTATTAGACTGGCAAGGAACTTTTTGCTGGATGATACAGATTGGGTATTTGGTGGTGATAGCCCAATCTCAAATGAAGAGAAAGAACTGTGGAGAACATATAGACAAGCATTAAGAGATATTCCACAGAATTCTTCATATGTTGAGGCACATGATGTTAAGTTTCCAATTTCTCCAGAAGACTGGAAAAAGTTTTATAGACCAGCAAATGAACAAGAAGAATACCTAGCAACTGATGCTCAGTATTTAAAGCTCTCTGCATATTTCTTGTCTAATTTCAAGGAAAGAATCATCCAATCTCTGATCATGAAGCAGCAGATGATGAATCCTCTAAATTACAAGAATTATCGTGAGGCTATGGCGGCACTTCCAGTCTATCAAGGTGCAAATGAAAATGCACAAGTTATTCAGCAAATCAAAGAAGGTCAGGATTTAAATAGTGGAGATGTTGTAGATTACTTACTCACAACACTTGACTCTGAAGAAAGTGGAGCAGAAGAATGATTGAAGTATTTGACTCAAAAAATATTTTTGATATAATGTATGATTACTGTGAAAAAAATAATTGTGCATTACTTTACTTCCATAACGAAGCATTAGATCGATGCGAGAATCAAGATCTAATCAATAGTGTATATGCATACTATGAAGAATTTTTACCAGAAGACATGCTTTTGATTCTTAAAACAAAGCATAATAATATCATTGAGTTCAAAACTGATGATTCTGCAAGAATGAATGCAGAGTCATGGTTTCCAAAAAGAGAATATGTGGAAAGTGATGAATATTATTTTAAGTGCTATGTAATCGATCAGGCTGGATACATTATATTTGAAAATTGATCATGGATATTAAAGTTTATACTCTACCAAATTGTTCTTCATGTGCTCATCTTAGAGAATTGATGACAAGAGCAAATCAAACCTATACTGAGACGCAGATAGGAACTGATATTACAATAGAAGAATTCCAACAGCAAAATCCTGGCGTAAATATGCTACCATATGTTATAATTGATGATGAGAAAATTGGTGGACTGATAGAAGTAGCACGTAAATTTCTTAAGGACGGATTAGTTACACCCCCGCAAAAATAATTATGGCAGTGAAAGTTGTAAAGATGGTTACTGGTGAACAGGTAATCGCTGATGTCGTTGACATGCAAGATGAAAACGGCAGGAATATTGGATTTAAATTTACATATCCATATTCTCTTGTGATGCGCCAATCATCTACAGAAGGAGAACCACTGAAGTTTGATATTAATTACATTGCGTGGATGTCAGCATCTTCTAGTGTTGAATTTTCTGTACCATATTCTGGTGTTCTTGCCGTTGGAGATGCAGCAAAAGAAGTTACAGATGAATACCTGAGTCAATTTGGAGCTCTCTTACAAGAACTTGACAACGCTTGACCCCTGTGCTACTGTAGTGTGGTACAAGTGAAAGCACATGAAAGTTCCAACACAACCAGAGTTGATCCACTTGCAACTGCAAGCAATGCTGCGAGAGCATAATATTCCAGAGACTGAAATAAAGTATCTTGGTGAGCGTGAATACACTACAGAGTATCAGGCACACCCAGAATATCACGGTCAGATCATGCCGTGGTATTTGATTGCAAACGAGTATGAGGTGCCTGTCTGTGATATTGGATCGGTCGATGCCGTGGACGATTGAAGAACTGTCACAGGGGGCCTCGTGCCCCCTTTCTCATGCCCTATACTATTCTCATCAACAGCGAACCGCATGATCCCCACTCTTCGCCCCCACCAGCAGCGCATTCTCGATGCCCTGCAGACCGCTGCCAAGGGTCGCGTAACGTGCCCTACGGGCGGCGGCAAGACCCTTCCCATGATTCTCGACACCCTGCGTCG